ATAGCCCTGCTCGGAAGTGTTGATTTGCTGTAAGTAGTTCAACACGTTCGTGTCTTGTGCAATGGCGTACGCGCCCAATGTGGAGGAGCCAGTGTCTATGGCCCTAGCGCCTTGATAGTTCACTTCTGAATAGCTGAGGACTGTATTGATTCGGGTTCCGCTTGCCTGGGCTGAAGGTGTTACAGCTGTTAGTTGTTGGTTTGCTAAAACCGTAAACTGGTCTGAACATGAGGCATACATCATGTCCTCATTACTTATGTCATAATCCAGGTTCCAATCGGTTACAAGACCTGTGTAGATGGGCACGCCGTTAGCCAGAATTTGCACTGGGCAACGTGGAAGCACAAACGGGTAGTAAGGGCTGGAAGTATTGCTGGGGTTGAGTATTTGGCTAGCGTTGTCAAAAGCAATCGTGGCAGTGCCAGCGTTAAATTGGTCTAACTGTCGTGAACGCCCGCGGGTTATGTTCACAGATTCCACAATGCTGGTGAGGTCTACCATGGTGACGCCACCAAGGGTTCCCCTGCCAGCCGTGTCCAGAACACCGTAGAAGGCATCATTCAGAAGGAATGGGGTACCAAAGCCTGTGGTGCTTTGAAAGCCCACCATGACCTGCATAGTTGGAGTGCTCATGCGGCCTGGAAAACCGTTCCGCTACGCCTTTGGGCGCGCTGGATGGCCTCAATTATTAACTGGCCCATTTGGTCTGGGGTACTTATGAGGCCAGCCTGCACTGTCACATTCATGCCGCCACCCATTCCAAACTCGTTCATTCGGTTTAATGGAATAACAGCTTCAGGGCCGTTACCTTCTCCAATCATTGCCAAAGTGGGCGAGGTCACAATGCCTCCGTTTGCCAGCATAGGAATGTTCGGCACGTCAAAACCTTTACCACCTAGACCTGGCACCCAGTCAGGAACTGAAAAGCTAAGTTTGCCAATAGTGTTGTTCCATAGTTTTGCAATGCCGTTAAAAATTGCCTTGTAGACACCCATGACAAAACTCAAGTATGTGGTGATGGCATCCATACCACCTTTGATTCCTGTTTTAATGGCGCTGAACACGGCATCTACAATGTCGCGGAACGCATCAAATTTCTTGTAGGCAAGCACCAAACCTACAACTAAAGCGGCAATGGCAATGGCAAAAAGCACCACTGGGTTTGCTGCCATAACAACATTAAAGGCCGTTTGGATTCCTGTAAAAACAGTGGTGGCTACGCCCCAGGCGGTGATGGCTGCGTTGGCAATTACCACGGCAGCTGCAATGCCACCAATAACGCCAGCCAAGACTAGGAACACTGTGGTGTTGTCTTGTGCCCATTGGCCCATTGCCTGAAGGACTGGAAGGGCTGCTTCAATCACTGGCAAAAGTGCAGCGCCTATGGTTTCTTTAGTTTCTGCTAAGCCAACTGAAAGCCGTTTGAATTGCCCCTCCGCTGTTCCTGCCGCGGTGCTTGCTTGGTCCATGAATGTGCCTGAAAGGGCAGCCATCATTTCATCAGCTGATGCCCCGTCTTTTTCCATTTGTTTTAACTCTGGGGACAATTTGCCCAGGGCAGTTGTGGAACCAGCTGCCGCTTTTGCGAGTGCTTCAGTAACTGTGCCTAGATTTTTGCCTGTACCAGCAGACACATCCATTGCAAGGGCAGCAAGTTCCTGGGCCTTGGTGACGTCATGGGTCTGGGTCACGAGTCTCGCCAAAGTCGGCCTCAACTCGTCATCAGAAATTCCCAGCAATTTGCCCTGGGTACTTATCCAATCCTCATTGGCTTTAATTTGCGCATCCGTAGCGCCCGTGGTGTTCCGTAAAGTTAGCGCCAGTTTTTGTTGTGCAGCGTCATCTTCTATTGCACCTTTGGCGGCATCACCTAAAGCAACAGCCAAACCTGCTAATGCAAGGCCAGCAGGTACAGCTGCTTTTTTGATTGCAAACTGGGCTTTTTCGCCGTTCGTTTCAAGTTGCTTGAATTGTTTAATGGCTTTGGAAATGCCTGTTCCGTCAAATTCACTAATGATGGGGATATTTACAGCCATTACTTCATGCCTTCATTTACGGTAGCGATTACGCGCAACACTAGCGCCCTTAGTTCAGCAGTTATGGATGGGAGGGCTTGGTCAGCAGCAGGCCACAAAACGCGACTGGTACGCGCTGCAAGGTTTTCAGATAGCAACGTGGCTCTTCCGCGCCCAGCTGTTTCCAGCACGACAGCGCCAGGGTCTGATTGGGTTACATAGATGACGTTCGCATCGTTACGCCTGGTTGAAAATTTAACCTTTAGACCTTTGACGGCTTTTGTTTTGGTATATGGAAACAATTTTTTGTTGCCCTGTGTCCAGTTGCGGTTCATTCCAGAGAGAGGCGTGTCTGGGTAGCGGGAAGCAGCCAAAGAAACTAACGGCTGGGCTATTTGTTTAGCGTCAGCATTGAATTGTTTGCGGAGGTCTTTGTCAATTTTGCCCAGGGCCTTTATGGCTTCCTTAGCGCCCACAATGTCAATAGATGCCGTGGCTGTCACTTGCGCCTCGATTTGTTTATTACATCTATAACAGTGTTCATGTCTTGAATTTCAAAAGGTATTTGTGGAGGCCACCACCCCGTTTCAACTAGCAATTCAGCTAGTGAACGGGAATAGGTGCCTCGATGGTGGGGTTTGTGGGTTCATCCGTTACCACTTCAATGTTCACTAAGCGCCTGACGTAATCGTCAAAAATTGCGGGCACTGGAATGTTGTTCACCTTGCAAGCTTCAAAAGCCATAAAGGCTAAATCTTCCAGACCTACACCAGTGGCAAGGTTTGAAGCCTTTTGTTTGAACTTTCGCTCCCAGGCAATTATGACATAGAGGTTAGTTGTGACTTCGTAGGTGGTTTGGTCTGTTGTGACTTTGAGCGTGAGTTGCATTTTGGTTTTCTTTGTTTATGGTGCGGTGATGTCGCGCACCCAGGTGCCGCCAGTAAATGAAGCTTCAACTGTTGCCAGTTCGCCCACTGTGGAGTTAATTGGGGTGAAGTTTGCAAGCATACAGTTAGTCAAAACATACTCAGGGTTTGTTGCTGACTCGGTTGCACCTGAAGGCGAAATGGTTAGAACTGTTGTGCCTGTTCCTACGCATGAAGCAAGAATTGCCTCAACCTCGGTAGCGCCATAACTAAGGAAAAAAGTGATTGACACGTCTACGGTTTGAAGGCCACCAGTGAAGCGGTGCCCAGTGTCACCAAAGGCGGTGCTTTCAAGGCTGTCCTGCCCGATGGTAATCATGCAAGCGTTAGCTTGGTCTGACAAGTCCGTGGTGGTTGCACCCTGGGTAATTCCGATAGTTGCGTTGGATAGGAATGTTGTTGTTGCCATTGGTGGCTCCTTTTTGTTAGTTGCGCCGTACTGCTACGGCAACGGTCATGTCATAGCAGGGAAGCATCTGCTCGCCGTATGTGGCAAGTGATGGCCTTCCATCCACTATGGCTATTGGTGAGTTCATAATTGTGTCTACTGTGGTCATTAAGTAATCGCCTGAATCTTGATTTCCAGGTGGCCCAGCCAGCACGCGAATGACGAGGCGAATGTCGCCCACGTTATAGGTGAACGCGTCAAGTGTTGGAAGTTCAATCATGACGGACAACGGGCGGGCATTGCGCGGGTCTGTCACAGGTTTTAAGCCCAGCGCCGTTAGCGCGGTCTTAGTGGCGTTCACTGCTTCATAAAGGATGCCCGTTGCAGCCATTAGGCAACCTGGGGCCTTCCACAACCAAGCAGCTGCATAATTTGACCAAGGGACATGGTGGGGGTGCCCATACCCATTGAATCAAAACTTGAATAGCCATCAACTGCACCACGGCTTCTGTATTGCATTGCTGCATACATAATTGTGCCCAATTTCGCTGCACCATCGGGCGAGGAACTTAACGAATCTGTATAGCCAGCCTCGCGCCTTTTACGAAATGCCCAACTGTTTGCAGCTGAAACACAGACAGCAATAAAGGCCGTGTCGTTTGCTGTTGCTACTTCAATGCCGAGCCAACTGGTGACATCGGCGCTGGTTATCCAACTGCATGAAGGAGTAAAAGTTACTGTGCCAGTTGCAACATCTCGAGCGTAATCTGTGCCCGCGTTGTAGTAAATAAATTGGTTTTCCATAATGACGTTGTAGTCAAAAAGCAAATCGCCCTCGTCTGAAACGCCAATGAACTCGTAAGGCTCGGTAGAAATAACTGTTTGCGTACCACTAAATCCGTGGTCAGCGCCTGCTACTACTACCGAGTCTTGCGGTTGTATGTCTGTGTCTACAAAAGTCTGCAACACTGCATAGTTTTCTAGTCGCGTATGAAATGCGAGGTTGAAGGTGGCCATGGTCTTGCAGTCTTTCTAGTTCGCCTGAATCAGACGAAAGCAGCCTTAACAAACTTGGTCGGGTCAATCATCAAAGTAGCAAGGTAACCACGGAACGCAATTGTGCGGGACATGGTTGAAGGTACATCAATGCTGAGGGCACCCTTTTGCTGTTCAAAGATTTCGTAACCTGAAGGGTCGCCAACAATAACAGTGCTTGCAGCAAAGTTTCTATCAACAACAACTTTGAGGCCGAATGCCATCATGTCTGTGGTGTTTGCGTTTGAAGTTCCAAATGCATTCATTGGGCCCACGTTCGGAAAGAGTGGGCGGTCTGCCGTGTCCGAAAGTGAAGCAAATGAAGCCCACACGTTTGGTGCGAGGAACAAATGCGTTGGAAGGTTGCCGTTGCTTGACGAAAGAATCGTAGAAGCTGCACCATAAATCCATTCAACCCAATAAGCAGGGTCAGCACCTGAAGCGCTTGCAAAGTTACGAGTAACACTTGCGCCAGTAGCAAGGTTGTCTGCTGCCACGTTGTCTGTGGCGTTTGCATAAATGCGGGCCATGTCATCAAGCACCAGGCCGATAATTTCGGGCTGACTCCAATCAATTGATTGTTCGGAGAGGGTCACATATCCACCATAGGCAGCTTTTGTGACCTGATTGTCAGTCACTACAAAAGTGCCTGACTGAAGTGAAGCGTTTTCTGCTGACTGAACAGCAATTGAAGTGTGCGTTGTTACTTCTGGGCGAATGAAAACTTTGCCGCCTTGTGGCATCGCTTTTGCCCCGATGGCATCAATGACAGGCCTCAGGCCTCGGAAATTATTGTAGACAGGCTGAACCAAAGGAATTGGGAGGGCCCCAACAATATCACTGGTTGTCACATCGGGCGCGGCGGCTTTTAGGCCTTCGTGCATTTCGCGCCATTTGTCTCCACCAACGAATGCAGCAGAAATGTATTCGGCAGCTGTTGGCATAACGAATGTGCGTTTTGCTGTTGCATAAATTGGGGTTGTTGGAATGATTGAAGCTTCTACCTCAACCACTAGGTTTTCTTGTGTTGCCACTTCTGGTTCCTCCTCGGAATCTGTTGGGGTGGGTTCGGTTGCATCTTCAGGTTCGGATGCAGCGATTTCTGTTATTAGGGCCTCTTTAAATGCAGGCTGGGCTACCAGGCTGATTTCTATGAGGTCAGCTTTTGACACGACCATTACGCCGTTTTTGTCATACTTAAATTTTGTGGGGACAGCACCAACGCTCACTGAGTCGTACGCGCCTGCTTTTACAAGTTCAATGGCGTCAGCTGCTGCACCCGTTTTTGCAAAGGTGGCAGTAAAGCCGAGCCCTTCTTCAAAATCGGCAAGGGAAGAAACAACTCCGCGCAACTGCCCCATGTCGTGGTTTTCCAAAAGTTTTGGGGCCTTAGCGTTTAGGTCAAAAGCGCCTCGAGAAAACGAAACTTTTGTACCGTCTGAAACTGTTGCAAATGCTGGTGCCCAAGGCACTGCAATGCCTGTAATTGTTTTGGGGGCATCTTCACCTGCTGCCGCGTCAAGGGTGATGGGGACATTAACGAAATGAATCATGTTGGGCTTTCTACTGGTAGGTCTACGGCTGGTTCCACCATTACGTCTGAATAAATTTCTTCAGCAAGGTAGGCCTCTACGTCAAATTCAACAAAACGATTTCTTGGTAAAACATTTGAAGCAGACAGCGTTTGCTGGATGCATTCAATAAATGGTTTTGCGCCGTAAAGGTAAAGCTGGCGGTTTGAGTCCTGCACGTTTGTGTACGTCAGGCCTGAGCCTTCCTGGGGTGCAGAGACAAGGTAGGCAGGAATATTTGACACGCGGGCAATTTCTAGCGATTGGTATTTGCGCTGTTCGCCTACAACTTCGGCGGGTGAAACGCTGAATTCTTTAAACTCAATGTAGTCGTTCAAAGCGCCAATCGCGTTTTGGCGGCGCATTGCTGACCATGCAGCTGCAATTTCGCTGAGGCTGTCACTGTCTAAAGTTTCGCCACCTTTTTGCTGAAGATAACCAGGGACAGTTTCAAGAGTTGCGTAACGGTCAGCGGCTTGGTCTAGGTGGGTTGCGATTGACAACGCTCGAGCGCCTTGGTACAGCAAGCCCTGAATTGGTGAAAGGAATTGAATGACATCGTTGCTGTCGCCAATTTCAACGCCGTTAAATTGCACCACGTCAGAAGGGCCAAACCATTGCGGGCCTGTTTGGTTTGGGGTTGTGACCATGGCGGCTGGTAGCCAGGTAAAGCTTGCAGGTAGGCCTGTGGAGTAACGGGAAGTTACAAAGGCAAAAGCCCTGCCGTGGAAAAATAAATCACTAAAGATATTGGAATAGAAAAAGTTGCGGGTGACCTTTGGGTCAGGCTGTTCCATCCATGGTTCCACTGGAAGGTAAATTTCCTCGTAGCGTTCGCCTGTCCACTGCTTTGAATAGTGCCGCATTTCAAGGCAGCCAATCATGGAGGCCAGTAAGTCTTTGGAACGGGAAACTGTTGGGTTTTGCAGGGCGCGTTGTTCAGCTGCACCAGTGCTGTATGCAAGGAAGTCATTGACCTGGGCAGCGCCAGCACCAGCGGCTGCTTTAATGGGGGCGGCAGACATTTGGGCTGTCGTTACTTTTGGAGTGAAAAATCCCACGGGCGGAGTCTTGCACAAACTTGTTGCAAATGCAACTACCTCGCTGAACCAATCATTGCGCGCCCAGATTGTCCAGGTCTTGACACCAGGGAAGCAGCTGCAACTAGGCACCTTGCACATTCAATTGGCCCAGGGCTTTTTTGTGAACTAAGCACCACAGCGCCATTGGCTTTTACCAAGGTTGCACGATTGACGTGTTCCGCCAGCATTTCCTCACCAGTGTGCAACAGGCGGCCTTCAGT